AATGTGTTAATCCGGGATATGTTTTGTTGTGAACGACGATCTCAAAATCATACTGATCATTACTTACGACTTTCGTAGTAAATCCCTTATAGTATTTCTTCCCGTTAAACAATTGGCGCGCTTTTTCTCTGCACTCTTTTGCACAGTCCTTCGCGCACTCTTTCAAGATCGCGTCCGACTTCTCTTTGACCTCGTCCGAATATGTATCGAGAATCGATTGCACTTCCTTGTCAAAATCTTTCTTCATTAGAAATCCTTCTTTCAAGCGTCAATTCGATTGTTCGAAATTTCTCATATGTCCGGATAACGTTATACAAGACGTCATTATACCCGACGATTTTCTGCCCGTCGTAATCCCATTTATCTGGAAGAATGATTTCTAATTCCGGTTTAAAATCCGTGACCGCTGCAGAATAAAATTCAGAACAACCAATAGACCGCACGGAACAAAAAACCTCTTTCCCGTCGTCAAGCGTCTTTTTCTGGTTCCTGTATTCGTCCGTTTTGATTTCTTCGCCGTATAAAATGCACGTATCGTTAAACATCTATCATTCTCCCGACTGCCGCCGCAATCCTTCAACCTGGGTTTCATATGCGGAAACGTATTTGTCAATCAAGTTCGTTTCTTCCGTGGAATTCAAAAGGCAATATGTGATAACTGCTTGCATAACAAGCGGATCCGAAATCTCGCCGGTATCGGAAATAACGGCGCGGGCGCTTGAAACGCCCGCCCGCATCATATCAGCAAGCGCCGCATCAATGAGGCGTGTTAATTCGTCGTCAAGTTTCGAATGTGAAATCCGTAACGCCGTTTTTGCTGTTTCAAGCGCTGTTGCCATTATATTTCCCTCCTACGATCTTACGCGTTCGTTACCTTCTGCATACCGTGATATGCGGCAAGATCGGCGTTTGCCGTCTGCAGTCCGCGAATGCCGATCATATTCCGCTTGAAATAGTCGCCGCCCTCGTCGGTTTCGATGAGGTAATTATCCCACATCGGCATTACGATTGTCTTCGGCTGCCCGAAATACTGCGTTCCCGCGGTGATCTTATCGGAAATACTGAAACGCGCGGAAAGTCCGCCCTCGGTAATGCGTCCGGTCATGGTCGTACCCGGATCGAATGCGATTTCGAAAAGCGCCTTTTTCTCATTGGTTCCGCGCACCTTACCGATTGCAGCAAGATCCTCTCTGCAAAGATAAAGACACGGTTCGCCCTTTCCCGCAATCGCCTTGAAATTGATCAAAAGCGTTCTGAGGTAATCCGCATCAATAGCCGCGGTGACTTCCTCGACAAGCTTCGACGCGGAAAGCGCGGTGAAAATCTGGTTTTCCGCATATACCTTAAGCGCGATGAGCGCGGATTCCTCGACTGCCGTTTCATAATCAAGCGGTGTCAGCTTTGCGACCTGTTTCGAAATCTCATCAAGCACGCCCCATTCCGCCGGGTTAATTGTAACGTAATCGAACGCCGCGCCGGTCCCGCCGACTTCCTCGCCGTCTGTAACGGCGTCGGCTACTGCGTCCGTGACCTTGTACGCGACCTTATACGCGCCCGCTCCGGTCAGTGCGACCGCTTCAACGTCATTAACGATACTTCCGACGGCCTCCGCAAGTCCATTGATGCCGCCCGCCTTTTCTGGCGTCGCAATCTGGCCGGTAGAAAGGACCGCGCGCATTTCCATTTTGCCGGTATCGGAAAGGCTCTTTGCTCTCATTTCTTTCTCGTTCATTTTCGTGTTCCCTCCATTTTCAAATTTTCTCACTTCGCCGCCGTCCTTTACCTTTTTCAGCGCTTCGACCTTCGCGGCGCGTTCTTCCTTCTCCCTGATCTCCGCGACGACTTCCGCGCGCTTGGAAATCAGTGCGTCAATACGCTTTTCGATCTCGTCATAATCAACGGATCTTTCTTCGTCGTCCTCGTCCTCGTCTTCGGCCTTGCCTTCGGCGGCGTCGTCGCCCTCGTCCTTCGGCTCGTCGTCGTCCTTCGGCTCGTCCTTTTCGAGTGCATCAAGGATCTCCTGCATTTCTGCGTCAATCTTTTCGAGTAACTTTTTCAGTTCGTCAATTGTCATTTTCTTACCTCCAGTTTATTAACAAGAATTTTTCGGATTAGCGCGTCTCTCCGCGCGCGTTCTTCCTTCTTCCGTTCCGCTTCGCGTCTCTCCGCGCGTTCTCTTTCAATCGCTCCGTTGAAAGAATCGCGGGCCGAAATAAAGGTATTCGGATTCGCTGGCCACGTGACCGGCGAAACGTCAAACACTTTATCGATTTTTAAAATCGTTCTTTTATGCTCTTTTTCTCTATATTCGTCGTCCGCTACTGTGAAAGCAAATGACATTTTGGGATAATTCCCCGCCTTAATATCCTCGTAAATCTGGCGCGCGCGTTCCGTTTTCGATAAATCCGTTTTCTGCAGTAAACCTTTTTCGTCTACGTCAATAGCAACGGTCCCGTTTGAGGTGCGCGCGTATACCGGTCCCGTATGATCGATACGAAAAACGCAATCCGAAAAATCGCAATCATCAAAAGCCTTTTCGTCTATCTGCTCTTTGTAATCGATGCCGTTTTCAGTAAATACAACGTATTCGTCAAAGGTGCTTGCATATCCTTCGACGATCATTTCCGTTTCTCCATTTTCCGCGCTTCTTTCTTCCGCGGTAAAATCGAAAAATCTGTACTCTCGATCATTCTTCATCTTCGTTATCCTCGCTTTCAATAGATTCTGCGACCTTATCGACCGGCGCGGTATCAAGTCTTCTGATAGGCTCGTCCCCGCCCGCAATCGGGCCTAATCCTATAGCCTCGCGCCATTCGTTTGGCGTCATTGCGCCGCGGTCAACGAATTCTCGCAAATTCAATTTATCCGACATAGAAAGCAACTGTATTGTATTCGATGTATAAATAAGGTTGTTCCCGAATCCGATTTCACGCGGCGTGAAAATCTTTCGCGTCATTTCGAGTGACAGCGCTAAAAGGAACGGTTCTATTTTGAGTTCATAGAACGATTGTAATTCTTCCGCGCTTGCTGTTGACATTAAGAGTTTGTCAGACACACCATAAAATCTGTAGACGTTTTCTCGAAACTCTTTCATTGTCTCCCAATTGGTAACGCTTGGATTCATGTTGACCGGCGTAAATTCCATGCTCGAATCAAGGACTGCAACGCCGCCCGCATTTGCTGTTGACATATAATTTTCAATGAATTCGTCGCGCTGCTCTTTCAAGTCTTCCGGATCTATCATTGCTTTTGTCATTTTGAGAATGCCGCGCAGATTCGCCGTGCTTTCGACCGCGTTAGAAATCCCCTGGTAACTTGTTGAAATCAAATCAAGCGTATTCAAAATAACGGCGTTATCATCACCGGCAATATCCCGTTCGTTATAATCCTTTCGCACGACGATAATATCATCCCATAAAAAGATATATTCTCCGGAATAGGTGTAGAACTTAATAAACAAATTACCGGCGTCGTCCCGCAATCCCTCAAAAGAGTTATACGGCATTGGATAAAATCCTGTGATCTCGTTCCCGTCGCGCATGATAATAATAAACGCGGTATTTTTCAATTCGTACATTGTGCGAATTTTGTATAGAAAATCCTTTCCGTTCATGAATGGATTCGGCGACAATTCAAGCATTCGCTCAATTTTCTTATTGGTGCAGTTCGGGCGGGCCTTTGCCGTCTGGTCTGCTATCGGACGAATGCAAGCCCGAATGAGTTCGGATTCTGTTAAATCGTCACCGAATGAGCGGAAACGCGCCCGGTATCCTCCGATCTCTGTATAACCGGAAAGATTTCTAACCGCTTTTCTTACCTTCTCGAATAACCGTTTCAATGGATTCATTTTATAAACCTCAAATATTCTTCCTCATGATTCGTATATCCTACCCATGCATTGAGTAAAGAAACCATTCCATCAATCCGTTTTTTTGCCGACGATTTGACCGGCTGTATCGATTCGATGCCCGATTTATTGAGCGTTTTCACACCCGTATTCAGCAAGCACCAACGCAAGACCGGATTATTCTGGTAAATAACGCGCCCTTCATGAAATGCCGCGTGCATCATTTTCATTGGATATGTCCACGTTATAGGCCCTTGCGGTATTTTCTCCATTTCGAATCCGAAACCGTCCATTTCCTCAACCCAATAACCGGAAAGCGCTCTATCATAGCATATATAAAGCGGTCTGATCTTGTCTTTCTTGACGCGGTCTACATACCACATAGAAACGGCGTGATAATCTACGGATGCGCCCGGGCAAATCTCTATCCATCCTTTTTCGGCCCATTTCAAGTAAGGCGCTTCAAGCATGTTATTGGTATCTCCCCGCGTTTTTTCGATCTTTGATTCTGGCAGGAAATATTTCTGCAGGATATAGAAATTTTCGTCATTCGGCTTTCTGATCAAAAGCGTTGCCGCGGTCAAATCTCCGACTGCGGAAAGATCGCAGCCGCCAATGGCGTAACTCGATTTTAAATAATCAGCGTCAACAACGTTTTCGTTCACGCATTCTTCAAACGTCAACCATCTTTCCGCGGCGTTTTCCGGAATATTGAAATCTTTTGTTAAAAGAGTAGGAAGAAACGATGGATCCCTTTCGGCCTGTTTAACATGCCGTCTTAGCGTGTCCCTTTTCTTGATCACTCCTAGACCCGGATTAGCCTTTTGCCATTTCGTTTCGTCTTTCCATTCTTCCCGATTGTCTAATTCATAGATGAGCGGTAAAACTGTATAATCTCTGTATCCTTCTTCCCATGTCGCGATCTTTGACGCGTCGTTATATTTCGCATCGGCGAATGCTTCACGTAAAAAACCGCGTGTCGAAATAAGGATGTATAACGGGTTATCGCGGAAAGACTGCGATTGTTTCATAACGTCATATAACGCACTCGATTGCTGTTCATGGAATTCGTCTTGTATGACAAGATGCGCGTTCAATCCGTCAAGGTTATCTACCTTGGCGGCAAGTGCTTTTATAATGCCAAAATTATATTTACAGTAAATGTCGCTCTGGCGTTTCCGCTCGATCTCCCGCAATGCTGGCGACTGCGCCCGCATGTTAACGGCTTCGGTGAATACGCCCGCTTTCGCCTGATCTCTTGAATTCGCAACGATATAGATTTCCGCGCCGCTCTCGCCGTCATTGATCAACATATCATGAGAAAGCGCCGCGCCCTCTGTTGACTTGCCATTTTTCCGCGCCCGCAAGTCGAATACTTCTTTGAATCGCCTGTTGCCGTCGTCGTCTATCCATCCGAATATTAGTTGCAATTTTGCTTTCTGAAAAAGCATCAATTCAAGTTTCTTCCCTCCAAATCGGCCTTTTGATTGTCTGCAAAAAGTTTCCATGAAAAGAATATGGTTCTCCCCTTCGGCTTCGTCAAAATGCCATATGAATTCCGGATCCGACGGCGGGTTTTCCATCCATGCGCATTCCCTTTCATATACGGCGCGGATTTTCTCGCACACCTGGATATTCCCCGCCCGGATTTCTTCGAGATATTGTTTTACATAATTCATTTTTTTCGGCCTTGAATAAATTCAAGCAACTCGCGCGCGGCGTCTTCGTCTGTTTCTCTCATGCTCTCAATGATCTTTATAAGCGTTCCTACGGTATTGTTTGCCGCGGTGCTTGTCTTGTTATATTCAGTGATCGCGGGATTAACATATAGGTTTTTACGCCCTTTCACGTATTCCTTTGAAACGGTCGCGCCTTCTTCTTTCCATGCCTTTTCGAGTTCGGAAAGAATGTTGATCTGCTCTAAATATCTCTTGAACGTCGTACTGAAAAAGAAATTCCCCTCGACATTCCATTTTTCCGCGATCTCTAGAATCTCTTTCGCCTGTTTATTTAAATCCCGTGCGTTTGTGGCCATTATTTTTCGTATCCTTTCAGCGGGAATTTCCGCAAGTAGTCGAATATATACGGGCGCGTTTCTGCAAGATATGACAGCCCGCCCGCCTTTTCTACTGCTTTCTTGACGACGTCAAGCGGCTTATCGTATTTGACAGAAAGAATAATATACCCTACTTCCCAATCAACGATAAATCGCCGCCAATGGTCCGGTAACTGTTCCCGCAAGATTTTGAATCCGCTATTATCGAATTGCGCGCCGCCGCCGCAATATAAACATCCAATTGTGACCGCTCCCCGCTCTCGGGCCGGGTGCAATCTCAAATCATTCTGCTCGACGTATCTTTTAATCATTGTATCTGTCCATCCGTCAAGCGGATTCGACAAGTAAATTTTATCTGATTTCAGATACTTTGTTGCGCCGTCAATGTGCGCCCGCATTCCGCGCAACCTGTCGTCACTCGCGCCGCGCTGCCCTGTGAATTGCAAATCAAGCCCGTCTTTCCGCATCTGCTTTCTGACCGGCGCTATTTTCATATTCCGACAACATGCGGTAACGTCCAATTTATATCCGAAATCCAAATCGCGGTGATTCTGCTCCCATATCCGCGCGGCCAACTTCCCCAACATGGCATAGCCGCCTTTTTTCCATTGCTCCTGCGGCGTTCTTTTCGCCCTGGCTACGGTCAAATCTGCGCCGTATTCCTCGCATTTCGATTTCACAAAATCAAGCGTTTCGGGATATGCCATTTGATCGTCACAATAATAGACGGGCGGCCTGTGGTCCGTCCGTCTGTATATAATATCGAGTAACACGCTTGAATCCGTCCCGCCCGAAAAAGCAATACAGCAATTCGGCGTGATGTTATACGCGCTTTCGATAATTTCAAGCGTTCGGCGCATCGTATTTAATAACCTCCCGCATCAATTTTTCTAATGGGCTTTTCACGCCGTCTTCCGCGTATCGTCTCAATTCCTCAACTATATCTTTACATGCTGGGTCCGAAATAATGAGGCAATCGCCCGCGCCGCCTCGCCCTTTCGGGACAACAACGGCAAGCGCATTATTTAAATCATCTGGCCGCGTTTCTTCTAACGTCTCCATGATCTGATTGAATTTCTCTTTCGCTTTTTCCGCGACGTCTTCTAATTCCGGTTCGAATTCTGTTTCTTCCTCGATCAAATCAAAAGTAATATCGACCGGCGAAAAAGAAAAACCCGTCAAAGATAAATCAATATCGAATTCCGCAAGATCGGCAAGCTCTGTTTCAACGATTTGTTTATTCCATTTCGACAATTCAGAAAGACGATTGTCCGCAAGAATATAGGCGCGGCGCTGTTCGTCTGTCAATCCGTCCACGTTCACGCAAGGGACCGATTCAAGCCCCGCGCGCTTCGCTGCTTCAATGCGCCCGTGACCGGCTATCACGTTTTTATCGCTGTCAATTATAACCGGTGAAAGAAATCCGAATGATTTTATTGATTTCGTTAACTGCTCTATCTGTTCTTCCGGGTGAATCCTCGCGTTTTTCTCGTACAATCGTAATTCTTCAAGCGGGATTTCTTTGATCTCTTTCTGAACTTTCGCCATTTCGTTTCCTTTTCCGTAAAGCCCGAAAAAATCCGTGCCAAAATTTGCCGTTTTAAGCGATTTTTTTATATGTCAAGGTATAACTAATCAAGTCAGTATAGAAAGCCTTATATAATCCAAAAAATACGCGGATATGCGGTCAGTACGGTAAAAAACTTGCCCTTCGGTGTTCTTTGGAAATATTTTGGCCGATTACCGGGGGGCCTTGCCGGTTCCAAAATCGTCCGGATCCTCCGTCGTGACTTCAACCGGGTATCCGTCCGCATCGAAAATTATCACGCGGCCAAATGAATCCGCGCGCTCTTTCCGCTCTCGGTCCTGCGCTCTATGTATGTCTCTGTGACAGCGCCAACATAATGACCGTAAATTTTCCGGATTCAATGCTATGTTGGGATCGTCTATGTTCTCTGGCGTCAACTCGATAATGTGATGAACGTCTGACGCCGGTCTGTAACATCCCGGAATGGTACACATACCCTTATCCCTTTGCCATACTGCCCGCCGTGTATTTCTCCATGCTTTCGAGTTATAGAATTTAACGGCGAAATCTTTCGCCATATCTGCCCGCCTTTCAATACACGAAAAAACCGGCGGCGTTTCCCGCTACCGGCTTTCTCGGAATGCTACAAATTCAAGGTGAAAAGCTAAAATGACTAATGTACTTCTGGACCTTTTACACCTTACATTATATTCACGAACAATACCGACATCAACACGACACGCCCCGACAATTTTTTCATTCGCTTTCCCTTTCCTCGATCATCAATATATCTTCCCTTATCAGTTCTTTTATATACCCTGCTTTGCTTGGGACCTGTTCGAGCCTTGCCAATATATCCGCGTCCGTCGTCTTGTTTAACCTGATCGGCAACACTACGGAATGTGCCTTGTTATATTTGTTGTTCGCCCTTATCTTTGCCTCTGTTACCATTTCTTGCGGTCCTCCTTTCTTATACAAGTATATCACGCGGGGAAATCTGAAACAATGATCATTACCGCGAATATGGTATCAAATAACACTGTTACAATTGCCGCCCTTGCAAGCGCGATCAATGCGCACTCTAGAATCTTTTTCATTTCGCTTTTCCTCCTGTGATTTTGCGGGGCCTTTAAAGCCCCGCTTTTCTTACCTGCGACGCCTGAAAAAAACATGCGTCTTTAAGAAACATTGGCCCCTCGATAACGGTCCCGTCTTCCTGTTTAATGGATTTCGCCTTTTTCCAAATTCGGATCCTCGCTATAGCCTTTTCGCCTTTCTGCACCTGATAGCCCATTTCGCGCCAACGTTCATAAGTATGTATCGCTACCGGCTCCGGGACCTGGACCGTTTCGCCGTCGTCCTTTTCCAGCGTCAGCATTCTGCCCGTCGTCTCTATGATCCCTTCCTTTGCCAGTCTGATCGATTCTCTATAAATAATTTCTGCATTCGTCATTTTGTTTCGCCTTTCCTTTCTATCTTTGCGGGCGGTGATTCCCGCCCGCGCCATTTGTGCTTCTCCTAACGGTCTGCCGGTTCGAATGACTTTTCATACAATTCCATGCTTTCTTCTTCGTTGAAAAATGCACCGGCAAGCCTCCCCGCGATTCTCGTTAAATCCCGCCCTATTTTGATTTCTTCCGCTTCTCTCGAAACTCTCAAAATGTCTATTATTGCCATTTCTATGTCTGCCCGCTCTTTTGCTTTCATTGGTCGCCTTTCCTTTCTGGCCGGGATTGCCCGCCCGGCCCGCGGGATTTTATGCTTACTGCAAATTGATTTCTTCGATTGTTCTAAAATCACTCAAGGAATAAATCTCGATCGTTCTTGGGAAATAGCACCCAAATTCATATTTTTTCGCGTCTTCAATTTGAAAATTTGCATTCGTATAAAATCTTGTTGTGAATGCTCTCGCAAGTTCTTCCAGCTTATCTTCTGCATCAATGTCTTTGCAATGCCCGCAAATGTCTTTTAAATGCTTCGCGATCTTCCGCATTTCGTTGATGCTCTGTCTTCTGGTTTTCAGTGCGAATCTTTTTTTATCAATGACTTTCACGAATTCTTCCTTTGTTAAATCGGTCGCCATATACATTGGCTCGATAATGTTTTCATAATCGCTAATCGATACTTCATACCCTGCAATCTTTTCGAATTCTTGTTTCATCATGATTCTTTTTCCTTTCTGCCTTTCGGCTTTCCTTTTCCTTACAATACAAGTATACACTTGTATAAAAGAAATGTCAAGCGCTTTTTCAAAAAATCTCGGAAAAATCTCGGATTTTTTTCGGATTTCTCGGAAAGAAAAAAGCGGGACCGCGCCCCGCTCTGATAGCATCATTTCATCTGACTTATAAAATAAAGTAATGCGCAAAACGCAATTGCGGATAACTCCCCGATTATAATACCAATCAATAACTCTCGCATTTTGTGCCTCCCCTCTTCAAAATAAGAATACCGGCGGCGCGTTCCGTGTTCCTTCGGAAATCTGTCCTTTCTTTTGATTCCTTTAGTAAACGTTTCGATTCTGCGACAAATCAAGATATTCGCCGCCGGTCTTCTCCTACTTGATCAAACGCTTAAGGATCCGTTCAATCGTTTTGTTGGAATATCCGATTTCGTCCGCGATCTCCGGTATCGTTTTGAAAGCACGAAACCTTAACCGGATAACGGCGCGATCTATTGAATCCGTTAACGTCTCTATGAATTCAAGCGCGGCGGCGCGTTCTTCTTGCAATTTATCCATTTCCGCGTCGATCTCGGTCTGAATGTCCATTGCTGCAATGATGGATTCTTCCGCGAAATTCCCGCCGCTGGTCTGGACCCTTTCGGCGTCTGGCGGTGCGGTCGTGTTCATTGCCGCCGCTCTCATGCTTTCGGCGCGTTCTTCTAGCTTCTTGATTTTTCGGTACCGCGCCGGTCCGTTTCTGAAATCTGGCATTTTTTTAATCCTCGAATTCATATACAACGCCATTGCATTTTGACGCGCATTTCTGCGCCTCGTCTCTCGAATCAAATACCTTTAATTTCTCGCTGTGCAACGTAATCTCTGTGATTGTGTAATATGAATCACAAAACACATATAAGTCATTGACTTTTATATAAAATTTTCTTCCTTCTTCGTTCATCGTTTGATTCCCCTCCCCGCCGCGATCCAATTAACGGCGTTTCTATACCTCATGTCTTCATAGATGTTCTGCAGTTCTTCTATCAATGTTGGCATATCTTTATACGGGATTTTCAAATACCCGTTATGGTAGGAATAAACCAACATGGCGTCGCGGTCTGCTGCATAACTCGTGCCGTTTATGCTCGAATCGTATCCGAATACATCGTTTCTTGCATCAACCTTGCGGTCTATCGCCTGTTTGTCTATGTCAATTCTTGGCAATGCCGGTATCATTTCCCCGCCTTTCCTTTTTCGTATTCCTCCATTGCTTTATCGAATAATTCTAGCGCTTCGCCTACGTCGAAATACAATGCGCCGATTTCGCCCGCGACTTTTGCAAGTGCCATAAATATCCCGTGTTTCCGTTTGTCGTCTATCTTTCGTATTGTTGCCAGTCTGTCAACCTCAATCGCGCATCGCAGCAACGTTTTTATCGATTCTTCCGCCGTTTCGCGCTCGATCTGCTCCCGTTCTGTCATTCGTGTTTCCTCCTTTATTGCATCAATGAATTTAAATCCAACGTCAATTGCTCTGTTTCTTTCTCTATGGCTTCTTTCGCTAATTGCTCTGTTTCTTTCTCTATGGCTTCTTTCGCTTTGTTATAGAATTCGCGTTCACATTCGAAACCATATGCGTGTCTTCCTAACCTGGCCGCGGCTATCAATGTGGACCCGCTCCCCGCTACCGGATCGATAACAACGTCGCCCGGATCAGTGAAAATCTTTATAAGTTCCTGCAGGACCGGGACCGGCTTTTGTGTTGGGTGAATTTTCGGCATGGATTTATCGCGCGTCCAATTAAACCAATCGTATATCATGTGTTTCCGCCCGTCTTCTCCTACATTGTTAAATTTCGGCAATTTGTCCCTATAGAATACAAGCGCGTGTTCCGTGGCTCCTACGATCCGCATATTCGCTTTTAAAACCTGTGCCGACGTATTCTTGATGAATGTCAGCGGTATATAATTCGGAAAACCGTATTTTTTCGCCGTCTCGATCAAAAAATGCTGCTGCTGGAACGAACAAAAGATTATCATGGCGGGCGCCTTGTTCCGCTCTTTCGGCTCCTTTACAAGCATCTTTCCGCAAAAGTGCATATACTCAACCAAATTAAAATTGTTGTCCGTGCTAAAAAACTGCGCTTTTGCTTTCTTGGATTCTCCATTGCTGTTGTCCCCCCCCACATACCATTCCGGGCTTGACCCATACGCATTCGCCCCGATGTTATACGGTATATCAGCAATAACCAACTGTGCCTTTGGTATGCCGTATACTTTGTAATTCTGGAAATTATCATGGAATAATTCAATTTTCATTTTTCGCCTTTCCTTTCTGCTTTTCCTTTTATCTCGTTTGTGCGTTTTGTTTCTCTGTGATCCAATTTGACCGCTCCATGACCGCCCCGCATTCCGGGCAATGTCTTTGACGCGTCCATGACAGCGCCCCGCAATTGCTACATTCGAACGAATCAATGTTCTGCTCTCCGTGGTGCAATCTCCATTCTGCGGAAACAACTATTTTGTGTTGGATAACGAAACCCGCGCCGCCTACTGCTTTTAATACGTCTTCCGCATCGGCGTATGTTTTCGCCGGTACAATGACCGCATATTCCGGTTCTTTCGCCCTGATCGGCTTTTTCCGGTCCATTGGCTTTGGCGGTGCTTTGCTTGGTTGAAATCCCATTTCTTTTCACCTCCTAAAGATTGAGATAGGCCGCGCGCTCGATGGCGTCCTGGTCGTCTTCGTCTGCGAATTTGTATAACATTGCCGCGTCTGATCCGTATTCACGATTATGCGCTTTCTTGTAGATTGAAAGTCTGTTTATCAAGTCGTCTACGGTGAGCGGGTATTTCTCCGACAAATCGTTATACTCGCATTCTGTTAAATACACGTTCTTGTACTGCCCGCGTGCGCGTCTCCCTCTCTCTTTATTTCCTTCTTTTAATTTATTACCTTCTTTAGTAGTTGTTACTTCCTTGTTACTTCCTTGTTGGCTCTTTGTTGGTCTGCTTGTTACTTCCTTGTTAGATGCTGGCTCGTCTCCTTGGTAAACCTCGTAATTTACAACAGTTATAAGGTTTGCGCGGTTTGTTGGCTCTATTGTTATCTCGCCTGTTGATTTTAGGTGTGTAACCGCCGTCCTTACATTTTGCACGGAAAGCCCTAATTCAGCGGCTAATTTCTCGATGCTGACAAGCCTTTGACCGCGTTTAATCTCGATGCCGTGCCAACTTTTAGACGTCCAATTAACGGTCAATAACAAGTGAAGAAAAAGAATCTTTGTATTCTTATCGTCGTACCATTCCCATTCAAGCAAGGAACGAAACAACTTGATATAACCCGCGTTCATTGCTGGCCCCATTCCCGCGAAATCTGGTTATCAAGAATCCGCATCTGCAGCTTTAGACCGTTTATTTTCTCTTGCGCCGTGTCGTACATCGTTTGTGCGACGTCGCGTTTAAATCGCCGGTCTGCGACGTCTCGGACGCCGTACACGATCTTATCAATCAATGTTACCGGTATCCCTTCGGCGCGCAACGTCAATGCCTCTTGCCTCAATCTGATTTTGTAATCGCGTTCTGCGGCGGCAAGTTCGCGCCCGTATCGGTCCAACATTTTTATTTCGGCGTTTAATTGGTTCTGCAAATCGAATATCGCTTGTATCAGTTCCGCGTTTCCTAAATTATTCATAGCTTTTTCCGAATATTTCCATATACAGTTCTTTAGAGTAAATCTTGCAAAATGCACTCTGGCCGCGGCGCTTCAAGAATAAATCCGTATCCCTGTCAAAATGCGCCCCGGCCTTTCCTCTATGGTGAAAGACGCAAAGCGGGACGATTAATCCGAATTTGTCCGAATTCTTTCTATCTGCGGTCCCGAAAAATACGTGATGCATTTCAATATTTAATCCGCTCCCGCAAATATAACAATGCTCCATGTCTTCCGTCATGATCGAATGCATTTCTTTTCTCTCCTAAAATGGGATATTGTCCTCTGACGCCGCGAAAAATCCGGGATATTCTTCTTGCAAAGATTCCTGATAATAGGCTGTATATCCGCCCTGGTCTTCTGGCGCTGGCTGGCGGTCGTCCCGTCTTGGCGCTGGTGTCAAGAATTCGACACGATGCGCGACAACGTCTGTTGTGTATACCGTGCGCCCGTCGCGGTCCTTATAACTCCCCGTGCGGATTTCGCCCTCGATCCCTACTTTCCGCCCTTTAGAAAGAAATCGCGCGCAGTTTTCCGCCTGTTTCCCGAATACGACGATTCGCGGAAAATCCGCGGCGCTTTCTCCGTTCCTTGTTGGCCGGTTAACGGCAATGGCGAAATTACAGACCGGCCCGCTTGCCGTCTGGCGCGTGACCGGATCGGCGGTCAAATTTCCGATCAAAATAACGCTATTCATTAGTGCCTCCCCTCGTTTCGATCTTCTTTTTCAGCATTTCGGATGCTTCTTTGTATCTGCTTCGCGGTAATTCGTCTACTTCGCGGATTCTGAAATACTTCATAAATCCTTCGACGTCTGCCCCGCTCTCCGTCAACATGGCTTTTAACGCGTCGGCTTCGTGCGGTGCAATGATGTTTGCGGGCGGTAATTCGTCCGGATCCTTCTCGCTGCCGATGCAAAACAATCCGCAAAGCGCATATTTCCGTGCGTAACTCGACGCCGCGCCGGTTACCTGGGCCGCGTCCATACCGGCCCGCCCGTCTACTTCTCTCGCGAATGATGTAACGGAAATGTTATCATCTTCACTTCTCAACCTTGCTGTGGCTTTGATATAGAATCTTTCGCCAATGTTTACGACATCGTCCGTTAATGTCAATTCGCAGTTATGCGCCTTTAAGATCGGCTTCAACTCTTGCAAGATGCTTTCCGCGTTTCTGTAACTGAAATTGCCGAATTTGTTATCCTTGTCTTTCGGCGCTTTCAATTCATTCTGAATTTCGATCAATTCCTTCATGATTCGCTTTTCCTTTCCTTTAGTA